AAGCATTCAGTAAGTATATTGATGCTGCTATTAAGCAACAACATAAAGTATTAGAACAAGCAGACAATACTGTTATCTTGCATAGAGCACAGGGTTCTATTGCAATCTTACACAAACTTAAATTATTACGTGATGAAGTGAATAAAAATGGATAACCAAACAAATCCGATTTACAGTAATGACGAAATAACAAAACATCATTTTAATAATTTAGCGAATGGTACAGCTGTTCGTAATGAAGACGGTAGTATTTCTACTGTTTATACTAGGCAAGTTGATATGCTTAATAAAGAAGGAGAAAGAATTCCTACTTTAATTCCTTCTGTGTATGATAGAAAAATCGTAAACGAAGAAGAAGCAGTAGCACGTGCGGTAGACAGCGGACTAAATTATCCTACAGCACCTACACATGAAAAACTTAGAGAGTTTGATAAGAAAATACACAAAAATATGAAAGATATATCTGCAAAAGAAGCTGCTAGTATTTTAGAGCAACTCAAACCAAAAATGAATGAGGGCGGAATGATTAAACAAATGGAAATGTTTGAAGGCGGTGGTCTTTCAGATGAAGGCGGTACTATTGACGAAGCGTCCGGCAATGATGTTCCTGTAGGCTCTTTAAAAGAAGAAGTACGTGATGATATTCCTGCACAACTAAGTGAAGGTGAGTTTGTATTACCGGCTGATGTAGTTCGATATCATGGACTAGATAAAATTATGAGGCTTCGTGATGAGGCAAAGGCAGGCTTGTCTCGTATGGAAGACATGGGACAAATGGGAAATTCCGAAGAGGCTGTATTACCTGATGGCATGCCCTTTAATGTAGAAGACCTTGAAATGGGCGAGGACTCTGTATCAAACGAACTTGAAATGAATGTAGGTGGCTTAGTTCCCCAACAACAACCTTATGGAGTAGTTCAACCTGTAGCTCCACAAGTAACAAATACATACACTATGCCTTCCGCATTTACTAATTCTGCTTCACAACCTATTGTATCTCCAGTAGCACCGGTAGCACCAGTAGCACCGGTAGCTACGTTACCAACAACTACAACTCCTTCTTTTCTTCTGCCGCAACAAGTTGCTACAACTCAGCCTGCACAATATTCTTATAAAGAATTAATGCCGGGAACTGTTAGACGAGAAGAATTAAATGCTGCAGGGCAAACAGGAACACCTACCGCAACTCCTTCAACTACAACAAGAACATATACTGGTGGTAGGGGTGGTACAGGGTCTACTGCAACTGACCTTGCAGGTGCTGCTGCAACAGCATACACAGCATATAAAGTAGCCCCAAAAGTTATAGCGGGTGCAAAATCAGCATATGCTGCACTGACAGGTGCTTCAAAGGCAATACCGGGTTTTCTACCAAAGGCTCTGGATGGGTCCTTAGCAGTGAAAGGTGTTGTTACTGAAAAATTAGGGGAGCTTGCTGCAACTAAAGGTCTTGAGACTGCAGCTTCAAAAGCTGCGGCTAAGTCTTTTTATGCAAATTTACCGGGTGCAGGAGCTAATCCTCTAAACATAGGGGGTGCTCAGAGCATAGGTTATGCAGCCCCCACTTTTGTAGCAGCAATAGCACTCTACTCTTTATTTAAGGGTGTTTTTGGTATGGAAACCGGTAAGAAAAATCTTTCAAAGAAGAAAAAAGAAATAAGAGAGAAAAGAATTAAAGAAGTAATTATTCCTTTTAAACAAATGATGTCTGCTATATCGGGCGTATCCTATGAAAAACTTATTGCAAGTCAACAACCTCCTAAGACTCCTTGGGATGATATTCAAGATGACATCCGTGCTTCAGGTGTGGGTGATTTAGATTATGAACTTGATAGTGCTAAAACTATGTTCCAAAATAATCCTGCATTCCAAAAACAAAATGAAGAGTTTCTAGCACAGGGCGACAATGCAAAATGGTATAATCCAGATATGAGTAGAACAGATTATATGGGTGAGATTTATGAAAATAACGCTGCCTTAAAATCTCTGGCAACCGCTTCTAGAAACTACTCGTTTGTTGAGGGTACAAACCTTCCTACCGGAGCACCTAATCCAGTTCTAGTCGCTCAAGAACAGTACACTGCTCATCTAAAAGCAGGAGGAGAGGTAAATACTTTTGTGCCTGACTTTGAGCCTAAAGAAGCTGTAGAAAAAGAAACTACAACAGAAACTGATGGTACTTGATAACCATACTATAAATTCAAGAAACGTGAACTAACAACACGCTATTTGTTAGACATATGGCCTACCCACCCCCCACACACACACACGGCTACGGTGGCCCCAAAAGGAGAATAAAAATGGCAGAAGCTGCTATTATGGCTGAAGAAATGAAGTCACCAAAAAAAGTTGCATTCGCTACTCGTAAGTATAGCAATGAAGAAAAGCGTAAACTAGAAGAAGCAGAACTTGAGCAACTACTAAAAGAACAACGTGGTGAAGTAGAAGAATCCGATAAAGAAGAAGCTACTAAAGAAGAGCCACAAGAAGCTGAGCCTACTACCGCAGAAGAAAAAACATTTAAGAAGCGTTATGGCGACTTGCGTAGACATTCGCAAGAAAAAGAGCAAGGGTTACAAACAGAACTTGACGCACTTAAAAAACAGTTAGACAGTGCTACTCGTAAGGAAATTAAACTTCCTAAGTCAGAAGAAGATTTAGAAAAATGGAGCCTTGAATACCCTGACGTAGCAGCAATCATTGAAACTATTGCAATTAAAAAAGCTACTGAACAATCTAAAGCATTAGAAGGTAGAATAAAAATAGTAGATGAAATGCAGTACACTGCTAAGAAAGATAAAGCTGAAGCAGAGCTTATGCAAATTCATCCTGATTATGGAACCATTCGTGATAGCGATGACTTCCACACATGGGCAGACGAACAACCTAAGTGGGTTCAGAATGCTTTATATGAAAATGATGATGATGCAAAGTCTGCCGCAAGAGCAATTGACCTGTATAAAACCGATAAGAATATTACAACTAGTAAATCTTCTAACGGCAAAGATGCAGCAAAAACAGTTAACTCACGTAATTCCCGTAGCAAGCCTCAAGACAATGAAGCGTCTACATACCTACGTGAGTCTCAAGTTCATAAGATGTCTGCTCAAGAATACGAGAAGAAGTCTGATGAAATCATAGAAGCTATCCGCACTGGAAAGTTCGTCTATGATATGTCTGGTTCCGCCAGATAAAAAGTGTTGACAAATGGTTATACGTAAGTATAACTAGAGACACTTGGGTATAAGTATATTGCAATATGTTTATACCCAGTACGCAAACAATATCAGTCTTACGGATTACCTGATAAACATGGCCCGTTAAATATTTGGTTGGCCGACTAAATAGAAAACGCACCCATAGTGATTCAGCCTCCTATATAGTCTGGTGAGTTTGCATCTGTTAAATAACCCGTCCAATTCTGGACAAAAATACCAATCTAGGAGAAACTAAGATGGCTTTTAATTCACAAGCTGGTTATGGTAATCTTCCTAACGGTAATTTTTCGCCCGTTATTTACAGCAAACAGGTGCAGCTTGCTTTCCGCAAGGCCGCTGTTTGTGAGGCAATCACCAATAATGATTACTTTGGTGAGATTGCTACAATGGGAGATTCCGTTAAGATTATTAAAGAACCGGAAATCACAGTAAAGGCTTACGAACGTGGTACTACTATCACACCGCAAGACCTTGACGATGAAGACTTCAATCTAACTATCGACAAAGCTAATTACTTTGCTTTTAAAGTAGATGACATTGAAGAAGCACACAGCCACGTAAACTTTCAATCACTTGCAAGTGAACGTGCTGCGTACCGTATTGCTGACCAGTTTGACCAAGACGTTCTTGGTTATCTTGCTGGTTATAAGCAAGCTGCTATCGGTTCAAATGCAAGTGCAGTTAACGCTACCGTTAATGGTTCTGTTGCTGTATCTACTGCAGGTACTGATGAGTTACTATCAAGCATGAAGTTAGATGCTGTTGATTTTAACGGTGGTACTGCCGCAGATGCTATTGCTATTCTGCCACGTACTGGTGCTGGTGCTGCTCCAACGGCTGCTGGTGACGCAAACCCACTTCAAGTTCTTGCTCGTATGGCTCGTAAGCTAGACCAGCAGAATGTGGATTCGCAAGGTCGCTGGCTTGTTCTTGACCCTGTATTCATCGAAGTATTGAAAGACGAAGACTCTCGTCTATTTAATGCTGACTTCGGTGGTAACGGACTACAGAACGGCGTTGTAAGTGACAACATCCACGGATTTAAAGTGTATGCTTCTAACAACCTACCTTCAGTTGGTACTGGTGCTTCCTTCTCAGGAACTAACAGTTCAGCTAACTTTGGTGTAATTGTTGCTGGTCACTCGTCTGCTGTTGCAACTGCAGAGCAGATTAACAAAACAGAAACATATCGTGACCCTGACAGCTTTGCTGACATTGTTCGTGGTATGCATCTATATGGCCGCAAGATACTTCGTCCTGAAGCTCTTGTTAACGCCATGTATCACTTAGCGTAAGGGGGGTTAGAATATGACCGCATACGTAGTCGCAGATACACCTGCTCGTGGTAATGATGCCCGTGGGCGCAAGCCGTATCTAATACAAAACATACTTGACATCAAAGCGCAAATCGCCATTAATGGTGCAGATTATGCTGCTGGAGACACAGAGCAAGTGCTTAACGTACCTAAAGGTACTGTTGTGCTTTCTTCTGGGATTGAAATTGTTGAATCCTCTCCTTCTGGTACTGCTACTGTTGACCTTGGTTATACAGGTGGTACTGTAGATTTGTACATTGACGGCCTTGATATCGTGGGTGGTGCTTCTGGTACTTATGGGATTACTCCCGGAACAGAAGCAGCGCAAATCCAAGTTATTATTGCTGACGATACTATTGACTTGAAATTCGTAACAGAAGGTGCTCTTACTGCAGGTAAACTGCGGATATGGGCCGTCTGTATGGATATCACAGACATAGGTGGAGTTGAACCGTTGGAAGCAGCGAGAGACTTTGCTTAACTAAATTGGGGGGCAGCTATGTTTCACACTAACTGTCCCCCTTTTTTACTAATTACAACTCAGTATAGGTAGCCTAATGACTACAACAACTGAAAGAAGAATTAATATACCCTTTGAAAATCGAAGAATTGCTATTTCTCCTGCAAAGACATCCGATACCAGAGTGGTACTTATAGAGTTTCAAAACAGAACAGTATATATACGCAGAGATTAAGTATTCTTTGAATATGCTGTATATGTAACGGAGTTACACTAATGTCAAATCGTTGGCCTATTAAAGATAAAGATGAAACGCTAGATTACAGTGTAGATTGGTCACGCTTCCTTGGCACCAGAACAATTAGTTCAGTAGTATGGGGTGTAAAAACAGATGCGATTGCTAAAACTACATTAGGCGCAGGTCAAACTTTGACTACTGCTTCAAGTAGCGCAGTAACAGATAATATTCAAAATGCATCTCAGTCAAATACCTCTACGGTTGCTATTATTAATTTAGCAGGTGGGGTAAACAATCGAGAGTATACATTTAGTTGTACTATGACTGACAGCACTAGTAGTGTAGCAGAACGTACAATTAAAATTAAAATTAGAGAGAAGTAAACATATGGCATACAACTTTCTTGGCCTAGTAAATGATATCAATAGACGACTAAATGAAGTTGAACTTACCTCAACTAACTTTGCTACGTCTACAGGATTTTATGGGCAAGCAAAAGATGCCATATCAGCATCTATTCGTTATATAAATCAATCAGAGTATCAGTGGCCCTTTAATCATGTAGAGCAAGAAGACACACTTTCTATAGGAGTTACCCGTTATCCTTTTCCTACAGACTGTAAAGTAATTGACTTTGACACTTTTAGAATTAAAGAAAATACTACTCTTGGAAATAGCACAGTCAAACTTCCTATAATAGTTTATGAAGAATACCTTGACAAGTATGTAGACCAAGAGTATAATAGTACTACTACTTCTTTAGGCCAAGGTGTCCCACAACGTGTGTCACATGCTCCTTCCCTTGAATACATAGTAACTCCTGTTCCTAATAAAGCATACTCAATAGTATATGAATACTATAGTGTACCTGTAGACATGGCTTTACACAATGATGTTCCCGGAGTTCCTGAAAGATTTAGGCACGTAATAGTAGATGGTGCTATGCACTATGCTTATTTATTTCGTGGTAATACACAAGATGCACTAGTTGCAAAAGAGAAATTTGAAGATGGCATTAAAAGTATGCGGTCTATGTTAATCAATCGTTATTCTTATTTACGCTCCTATTTAATCCCGCAGAATACAGGTGGGGGTAATAGAGGCAGCGCAAGGTTCCCACGTTAATGGACAAATGGCAAACTTACCCAGTAGAATTTCGTGGTGGTTTAATAACCAATTTAAGCCCTTTACAACAGGGTGTAAATGCTCCGGGTTCTGCTCGTATTCTTCGTAACTATGAACCATCCGTAGAGGGTGGCTATAGGCGTATCGAAGGCTACTCTAAATATGATGACGCTATCATTCCACCATATAGTGCTCCTGTAGTACACGGTAATGGGCAGAGTGGTAAAACTTTAATACTTGGTGCTATTCACACCAGTCCCGGAGCAGGTGACGTTTTTGCACTAGCCGGTGGAGCAATAGATGGAGCAAGTCAAACTGGCACAAGTTTAAATGTAGATGGGTTAAATGTTCGTCCTTCCGCAAATGATACGTTTACAATTGCAGGCTCTTCAGTAGTACATACAATAAGTTCTGCAACTGCTTTATCGGGAACTGACTCTACTTTAACTATATCTCCTGCTCTTCTAACAGCACCTGCAGATGGAGCAGTACTATCTTTTAGGTATAGTGTTGCAGTTAGTGGTGCAGTTTTTGATGCTACCAATAATAGAGTAACACTTACTATTCTTCAAACAATGATAGTTAATCCCTCAAATGCAGATGCTGTTACTTTTGTAAGTACTACAGCTAACTATAAAGCATTAGGTATTGCAATCTGGGAAAATAAAGCAATCGTAGCTAAGAATGCTGATATATTTAAAACATCGGGTTCTGGTTTTACAAAGATAAATGTATATGACTATGGTACTACACTTGTAAATGGAGCAAGTCAATCGGGTACTTCTTTAGCAATAGATGGTATTACCGGAGTACCTCAAGCAGGTGACGTATTTAAAATTGCAGGTATTAACCTTGTATATACTGTAACTGCTGATGCATCTGTATCCGGTGGGGGTGGTTCTACTCTAGCAATTAATCCAGCACTGGCTAGTAATCCTGCTGATAATGCAGTAGTTACTTTTATATCTGTAGCTACAGAAAATGCAGTTAAAGCAAGATTTGCTAGATACAACTTTAACGGTACAGAAAAAATAGCAATAGTAGATGGCTTTAATCCTCCTGCACTTTATGATGATACAGATTTTGTTGCTTTACCTGCTGCTCCTTCCGGTGTACTAGGTGCAACTCACGTAATTGAATATAAGAATGCTTTGTTTTTTGGTAAGGGGTCTACCCTATCATTTACAGGGCCATTTATTGATAGCACATTTGAATCAGGAGATGGTGCAGGGTCAATTAATGTAGGCTCTGTAATTACCGGACTAGCAGTTTTTCGTAATCAGTTGATTATATTTACGGAACGACACATTCAACAGCTGACAGGTAGTACTCTTTCAGACTTTAAGATGCAGCCTATTACTAAAGACATTGGTTGTCTTGATAGTGATACAGTCCAAGAGATTGGCGGAGACATAATGTTTCTTGCTATTGATGGCTTAAGACTTTTAAGTGCTACAGAACGTATTGGTGACTTTGGCTTAGCTGCAATTTCAAAGCCTATTCAAAATAACTTTACTAAGTTCATTGCTACTAATTCAACTTTTACAAGTTGTGTAGTCCGGGAAAAATCACAGTATAGAATATTTGGATTTTCTGATACACTTACACAAGAAAACTCACAAGGCATAATAGCCACACAGTATGCGGAACAAGGTAGTGCAGGAACAGGCTTTGCAGAAACTCGGGGTATTCGTGTAAGTGCAGTAGCTAGTGAATATAATGCCGCCGTAGAATTAGTAATTTTTGCTAATGATGATGGCTATCTTTATCAGATGGAATCGGGAAACAGCTTTGATGGTTTAAATATTCAAACTACCTTTGCTACCCCACATTTATCTATGCAGGACCCACGAGTACGTAAGACATTTTATAAGTTATTTCTTTACACCGACCCTCAAGGTAGTGTAAACTTTGATGCAAGTTTAAAATTAGATTTTGATACGCAGGGTACTATTCAACCTACTCCTGTTACGTTTACTAATACTGAAGGTGCTGTAGGTTTTTACGGAGAAGCTGTATTTGGAACAACAGCCTTTGGTGTAAAGCTACTAAAACTATTTGATACTCCAGTTGTAGGTTCCGCATTTGCTGTGTCATTTCAATTTGAATCTGACGGTACAGACCCCCCATACTCACTCGATGCATTGACAGTTGAGTACGCAACTCACGATAGAAGGTAAAATTAACTATGGGTACAAGCTACACTCGTAATGATACGAGCAACAACATTGCTGATGGCAACATTATTAATGCAACAGACCTTGACGGAGAGTTTGACGCAATTCAATCTGCTTTTGCAACTACCGGACATACGCATGACGGTACTGCTGCAGAAGGTGGGCCTATTACTGTTGCAGGTCCTGCTCAAGACCTTGTTGTAAGTGCTACTAATGTTAATCCAAAAACAACAAATACGCTTGACTTAGGTACTTCTTCCCTTCTTTATAAGGATGCATATTTACAAGGTGTCATGAACTTTAGAGATGTTAATCTTAAAATTTCATCAAGTACTGATGGCCAACTAGATATCGATGCAGATGGTGAATTAGAAATAGTAGCTCCTATAGTAGATATAAATGCCTCAACCGGGCTAGCACTAGATGGTGCTAATCTTAATTCTGCGTGGACAGTAAACACAAATAATAAAATACAATTTAGAGATACTGGATTGTATATTAACTCTTCTGCTGACGGACAGTTAGATATTGTAGCAGATA